CGAAACATACACACAAAAAAAACGTAGTTTTTTTGTGTTATGGATAGAGTTCAAACTGAGAGCAGTTTAAAAATTTACTCCTTAAAAAATAGCCTTATAAAAAGCCTATCCAAAGGTAAAACCCCTAATTTAGAATCATTCTAAATCTCTATTTTAGACACCTTAAACCCTTGTAAACGTGATATTTGCCCTCTTATTTGTCGTAGTTTACGACTTTTATTTGTATATTTAAGAAAGGGAAAAAATCTCCCTATTTTGGGCAATTTTGCCGCAAATTATTGAAAATCAAGCAGTTATGACAAGGACAGACAGCCAAATCGAAACATTAAAAACACTTTTAGCCGAAACCAACGATTTAAGAATCCGCGCAACAATCGAAAAACAAAACCCCGAATACATAAAATACCTACAAGCAAAGCAGGACGCGCAAAGAATTGAATTGATAAATATAAACCGAGATAAAAAAATAGATCTCTGCGAGGAATATTTTTTAACCTCTGAAAAAAGAAAAGCAATAGAAAACTGTACAGCTATGCAGGATGCAACCTACACCGAAAAAGTAACCGAGTTAAACGGACTTCATTTTTTATTGATTGATATAGCCGAACAAATTAACAAATTATAAACCCTAAAAATTTACAGTTATGACAAACGAAGAAGCATTAAAAAAAGGATTAAAAGAAGTTGAAAATTTAGGACCACTTGCACCGGCAATACTTCGAGAAAGACTTCTAGCACTTTGCGAAATGAATCTCAAACAAATAGAAGCAAACCCCGAACCGTATAACAATTTTTTACACAACGCCAGCCAATACAAAAAAGTATTAAAAACGTTTATCGAAACAATAAATTTTAAATAAAAACCAAATCCTAAAATATACAATTATGACAATGACAACAGAATTAACAGAAGTAAATATTTTTTTAACTGATTATGCAAGTTATAACGATGGAAGCCAATTCCAATTCGGGCATTGGGTGCATTTTTCAAATTTTAACGACGCGGAAGATTTGCAAGAATATATAACAGAGCATTTTAAAGATGCTGATATAAAAAACCCTCTCCCATGCGGAACACCACGCGAAGAAGTAATGATAACAGACTGCGAAGGAATACCAGATAATTTATATTCTGAAAGTATGAATTTAAACGACTTCGAGAAGATTTTTAATTACATCGAAATAATGCAGGAAATTGGAACCCTTGATAATTCAAAATGGATTGATTTACACAATCAATATTGTGAAAATTGCAATTATAACGATGATGAAATTTTTGAGTTCGATGATGATTTTTTTAATACGCATTTTTCTGATAATCCTATGAGAGCAGCACAAGCCGTATTTTTTGGAAGTATCCAAAATTGGGGAGATGATTATTTAAAATTTAACGGGTATGGAAATTTAGAAAGTTTTAGCGATTCGGATTATTCAATCGAAAAAAATATAGATAAAGACGCGATTCTAGAAAATATTTTAGAAAACCCCGAAACATATAACCTTTAAAAATTTGTTGTTTGTCAATCGCTGGAGATAATTTCAAAGGCGATACAACAACCCAAAAAAATCAAATCAATTCCAAAATTTTTAATTATGACAACAATACACAATTTTAATAGTATTTCAGAAGTAGAGTTAATCTACACAAACACCCAGCCGAAAAATTTACGCACTCAAATAGTTTCTAGTAAGTCAGCAGCGCAAACCCTGCGCGAAACCATAGGAAACAAAATAGAACTAAAAGAATTTTTTTACGTGATTCTATTAAATAATTCGGCTGATGTTTTGACAATCTCAAAATTAAGTGAAGGAGGAATAACAGGTACATATGTAGACCTTAGATTGTTATTTGCAACCGCATTAAAAGCAGCAGCAACCGCAATAATTATTGCGCACAATCACCCAAGCGGAAAATTAGAAGCCAGCCAAACAGACAAAACCCTAACAAACAAAGTAAAAAAAGCAGGTGAAATACTAGATATTCGACTTTTAGACCATATAATAATAACACCCGAAAATCATTTTTCCTTCGCTGATGAAGGAATTTTATAAGACTAAAAAAAATAATTCCAAAACTTCAAAAATTAAGATCTACAAACAGAACTTAATTTTTGAAGTCCAAATAAAAAACAACAATCTAAAAATATATAAAATGCAAAAATACTTATTTATCGACACTTGGAACGGACAAGGATATTCTGAAAGTAACGCCTATGTTACATTTGAAAAAGACCAAAACGAAGCACTAGCAGCAGCAAAAAGAGAAGTAAATATACAAACCTGCGATAATATGCACGATGAATTTACTATTGAAAAAACAGGGAAATTCGAAAATAATATTTGTACCGAATCTTTAGGATATTCTTTTGACGATGGAGAGGATGCAGGCGCAATATGTTTCGAAGAATTTAACGAGGATACAAAAGGAGTAATTGTAATACCTAATATAAATAGCTACGAAGTTATTACCAGCAAAAAACGCTGGAAAGCAGTTTTAAATACTGTAAAAAATTTCTCAGAAGATTATAAAGAAGAACAGCAAATTTATGGCACCGTACACCATTGCATGAATGACGGCTGCGATTGGATATTGTTTGAAAAAAGCGATTTTAAACAAGCCTAAAAAAATGAAAAAATCAATCCTTTACATAGCAATTATAACAATAATAGCAATGAATTTATTTTGTTGCGTAACATATTAAAACCCTTAAAATATCAAATTATGAATATAGCCGAATCAATTAAAAGCCACTACGAAACCGAAGATTTTAAATCTAATTATTCTGAATGTTTATTTCAAGATAACCACGCCATAAAAGAACGCATTAAAAATTACTGCGCGAACTCCTACGAGTTTTTTAAATTTTACGGATACAACCACTATTTTTCTACTAAAGCAATTGATGTCATTTATGACACTATTTTAGATAATATTGAAGAATTTACGAAAGATTTTAATGGTTATTATGTTGGATTTACTTCGCTGGATAGTGTATCATTCGGAGAGCAGGAAGAACAATTAACAGGAATTTACAACCATAACACAGGAAAAGAGTATTCTTTAAAATACCTGAAATCTATTTTTGAAAAGGAAGATTATGTAATTAATGATAATTACGCATACTACAATTTAGACGGAGGAATACACATCGATTTGTTAAACTCTGAAATTCCATATTTAAAAAACTTCAAAAAATAAAATTACCAACCAGCAGCAGCAGCGATATAAAAACGCAGCAGCAGCACAACAATTTAAAATTATGAAAAACGGATACATCGCATTTTGGAACGGAAAAAGAAAAGAAGTCTATGCAAATACAAGTTATGACGCCCAGCAGGAAGCAACAAAATTATTTCAAGCAACCGCAGGAAGAAAAAAAGTAAAAAGCTATGAAGTTAATGTAACACTAGCAGAGCAAAACGGCGCAGAAGTCAAACATATTCCAATGTTTTAAGATCTACACCCGAAATTTTAAGGAGGAATTACACATAATTCCTCCTTAAAATTTAAGTTTTTAGTACATCTAATTAATCGCTAACTCTTAATTATCTAAACAAAAACAAAATGAAAAAAAGAACAATTATGAAAACTTACGAATATTCCCTCAGTACAAATACAATATGGACTTCATTCGATTATGGAAGCGTAAAAGCCAACAACCGAGAAGAAGCAACACTCAAAGCTATTGAAGAATTAAAATACAATCTTGAAAAATGCAATACAGCATTAAAACTAGGAGATACAACAGCCGATTTGAGCGTTAATATGGATTTTAGCCAACTAGAAATAACAGAAATTAAACTATGAAAGATTTATTCGAATACTACGAAGAACAACCAAAGGAATTATACGTGATTTGTGAATATTGGGCAGATATTCAGGAAGCCGATGGATTATGTTACAAAGACTGCGCAGAATTTCTAAAACAAGTCCAAGCCATTGGTTATACTTTTGAATATGGATTAGATAGTGAACCTTACGAACTTCAAAGAAAAAAAACAAAAGCAGCGCAACGAGTTTTACGCCTGCTGGATCAGGATGAAGATGCAAATTATCAAAAGGCCCTAAATACGGCATTAAGAGAATTTCCAAACAGAAAAAAATACCTATTAGAAATCGAACTAAATTAACAAACACCATGACTACAAAAAGCAAAAAATTTAACGGTTGGGGAATTACAAATCAATTTATGTACATTTTAGTATTCCCCAATTATGCACAAGCAATAAAGGAATATAAAAAGAAAACATACCACAATTCCAAAAGCCGATTTTCTTACCACGTATCAAAAATTAAATACACTCAACATTATAACAATTAAACTATGTTTTATAAATTTTTAATTATCCAATGGAGCGATGATGGAAACACAGTACTAGATCGTAAACACAGAACCATTAAACGCGCAAGAATGACAACGGCAAAAGATTATCTACATAGATTATACCCGTACCACTTCATAGAATTAGATTCTATATCAAGAACAAACGAAAGAATTATATAAATCAATCGCTCAGATACTAGGTTTAATTTTGAAATAAAATTTAACCTGGTAATCCGCTAAACAAAATACCAATGACTAAAACAGAAAAGCAAAAAATACTTTTGAAAGCGCAGGAAGATTTTTTAAACAATCCAATGCAAAATAAAATGAAATCCAATATTCACGTAAAAATATCAGAATCCAAAAACGCATTTTTACGGTAATCCGCGAAAATCGAATTATGGCTTAATCGCCATAATTCGATTTTCGTTTTTTAGTCTATCTCCTTAGCTGTTACCATCTAAGGATCTTCGACAAAAACCCAGCAAAAAACAAAAACCGAATCGCCTTTCATGCGATCCGCTACGCCCCATCCAATGACGGTCTAATATTAATACTAACTCTCTGCACAATATTAGTCCACCTTTTACGCATCATCAAATATTTAAAAGCATCGCTCAAATTCGTGCTATTTAAAGGTAATTCATGTAAACTCAATGTTTTTTCATTGAGTTTATCTTTATGAATTGTAGATGCACCCGTTTTAAAGTCATTTTTCAGTTTCAACTTCGCCATTTCTAAAGATCCCTTTAACTCCCTGCATTGATACTGATCTATTAAAAGAATCGGTAATTTTTCATTCGCACCCTCCAAAAGTTGCTTCATAAATTTATACTCCTGATGCTGATAGATTGTAGCCTGCTCCCTGCTCATAAGATTCACTTTCCAACCCGTTCGATTTCCCTGCCGATCAATCTCGATACAATCCGCAACTTCACTCGCCCAATCCCTATCATTTGACTGATATTGATTTCCACTACGATCATAATACATATTTAGCACCTTATTTTTATGCGGCGCAAAAAACGTAACAAATTTATCCCCCAATTCTCGCGAAGATTCAGGAACCAACGTGAAAAGACTTTTCAAACACCGGTACTGTTTTCCCTGTTCCTGACCAATAACCAAACTAATCATTTTTCCAAAATCGACACCTGCATCCAATTGCGCACTATGATCAATATGATTTAACATAATTGAAGAAGGTTTAAAATCACCCTTAATACCAAAACTCTCTACATAGGTATTATTTATCCCATCCGCATAAAAATGCTCCTTCGCAAGTCCGGTATAGAACTTGTCACCACTCTCTAAAGTTCCCTTTATTGATAAAACACTCTGTTTAAATACCTCCATTCCCAAATTTTCCAACATGTCATATATATATCCTTCCGTCAATATATCAACATTCGCCATCGAAGAAACTACATAGAAAAACGTAAGATCCTTTCTGCATCTTATATGTTTTTCCGTCCACTTTTCCTTTGACCTTAAGAGCGATTCCAACTGCTTTTTATTCTTAAACTTTATCGCCCTGTATATTTTTTTATTAATTTCATTAAGTTCAAAACCCACATACAGCGCTTTTTTGCAACGCTCCAAATCCATGTCCTTTTCAGTATCCATGATCCAAGAATAATCCCCCTGCGCTAAATTTGGTAAATCCGTAGTAAAGGTAGTACCCCGATAATATGGCGAATGACTGAATTTATTATACCCACGCAGCGCAGGCATAATTACATCCAACTTCTTTTTATTATGGTATTTAATTTCATCACCATATAAATGCTGAATTGAAATACCTGCCATCGAAGATGGCTGATCCAAACTACCCAGCAAGATCCCAACACCATTGAACACGGAAACCGTATTCTTAAATGTCGTTATCGGCTTATAAGGCAAATCAAAACTCGCAGGAGGACGTTCATCTATCACGTAATGAACGCCCTCCTTCCATCCTTTGTACTCTCTCCAACCTTCGATAAGCGAAGGAATAATATTGGTACGAGCATTCACATAGGTATCACTCACAAACGCCTGCAAACTACGCGGCATATCATATATGACCTCAATAGATCTATCTGCGATAACATCCGTAGTTTTTGTCATTCCACGACCTGCAATTAAACGCAAATGCTTCGGAGCAATCATATCAATCATCTGTTTCACCCACGTTCCGTAGCGACCTTCAACATCCTTATTTTCTAAACTAATATGTTTCATTTATGCTTTTCTAGGATCTTTATCAGCATCGACAAAAGCCTTAACAGGCAATATCCTTGCCTCTGATTTTATGCGATCCTTCATTACTTCGGGTAACTCTGTTAGATTATCATCGATCCACGCCGATAACTCCTTCCTATTGGCTGACGGCATTCCTAAAAATTCCGCATCCACACTATACATCTTAAATGGACGTTGATAGATTTCCATAGGCAAATCTTCTTTATCTTCCTGATCCAATTGCCGCAGCTTCGCCATATCCAATATCAGCTTCCCAACTTTCGACGCATCCGTAGTATCTTTCATCTTTTGAATAGAAAAACTTACCACCTTTTCCATCAACTCCGCATATATATTTCGCCAAGCTGCCTTACTAATCTCCGTAGAACAATGAAAATACTCCATCGTTTGATTGTACAAACGATTTGCTAAATAACGAGAATAGCCATCCACTTTAATAAGATGATTCATTATTGCCTCCTTTGAGCCATACTGATCAATCCTTTGATGCATACCTCGTACCTTATCCATTTCCTCTAAATAATCGACAATTTCCTTCGGCGCATTTTCCGTCACTCCATTCTCTATGAAATCATAGATCTGATCAATATCTATATCAAATAAATTAACCGCCATAAAATAATCTTTCCTTTAATTCCTGAGTTTCTTTTCTATCCAACCTTTTTTCAAAAACTTGGACCGCTGTAATATTCCCACTTTCAGCAAGTAATTTTTGCTGCGTAGTAATAGAAATCTCCGTCCGTAACTGCCCTGCCAAAATAGCATTCGAAACCTTACTTCCCAAAGATTCTGCCTGCGCCCTGAACTGTTTAGGTGACAATCCCAATACGAGCGCCATTTCTGAAATCGTAATACCACACGAAGCCATCATTTCCACTTCCTGCTCCAACGTTAATTCAATCGGTTTTTCTAAATCCGCTTTTAATTCCTTATTTTCTATATCCATAATCCTTTTTAGTCCTACAATGACGTTCCAATATATGCTTCGATACTAGGTTTAATTTTTAAAGGAAAATTTAACCTGGTAAGCCGCTCAAAAATATATTGGCTGGCTATCATTGCTATCTTTTTTGCAAAAAGTATATACACTCTATCCTTAACGCTACACAAACATTACACCTTTGTAATATTTCCATAAATTACCTTATGGCGAATTGTCGTTTCTGTGAATAATTTCATCCTGAAATCATACAACCCCTTACTATTAGCAAATATGTATTGCTCATACGCAGCATTTTCACTCCAATTTCCACTCCCCTCAATGACATAATGATCATCATTTGTTTCAAGCAAACAAACTTTGGCATGCACCCAAGCAAACATCACGTTAATATTGGCGTATTGCGATGCAACAGCCGCCAACTGATCAGAAATCGCCTGATTCCTGCTTAATAACGTATCACTAATAATAATAGTGATTTGCTCAATCAATCCTTCATTATGCAATTCCACCAGCGCAGCAATCACCTTTTGATTGATGCTATACGTAGCAACGTATAAATGCTTTATACTGAATTTTGAACACAACAACGGAATAAAAGTAAACGCATTAAACTGCTTATCACTTTGTAAAAAAAAGTATTCCTCCTTTTCAGGAACACGCTTCAAATCCTTTTCAAGATGTTGAATCTTTTGGTAATGCGCAACTAGATATTTTGATATAAAGCTGCCCGAAGCCGATGAAGGTGCATGTTCCGACACACCCCGACCGACTTTAGACAGACTAAATAACTTATTCATCTTCCAAACGATTATCAATCATATCCAATTCAATTTGCCATGCGGATATTTTCTTTTCTGCATTCTGCCTAGCAGCAGCATCCTTGATTGATTTGACCTTTTTTGTATCACGACTGATGTATGATCGCAAATTACCACGCCTCTTAGTTAATTCGCTTGTTTTATAACCATCAACATTACGCTGTAATACATCCTTTTCAAATATTGGATGATTCCCTAAGATCTCCCCGTTTTCTGCGTAATACGTCAATTCATCGTAAATCAACTGATTTAACTCCCAATTTTCAACCGCCTGCGATGCAATCGCATACAGATCCGTATCACCAGCAGCAACCTTCGCTTTAATTTCCTGCCTCGATGCTTCATAGTTCTCTAAAGCCGTGAACTTATCAGCAACTAACACTTTAAGTTTGTCAGGACAATCCTTATCGCTTAAAAATGGAAATTCTACACGTAGCTTCAATCCATCCTTTACGGCTGGCTCTGCCTCTGAATAGGCTTGAAACACCCCTGCATTGAGTTTTTGCGATGCATCTTGTTTTTCCTGAATAACAAGTTCCTTTTCTGTTTGCTGCGCACCTACTAAAAACAACCACGCAACACTAAACGCATTTTCTAATAATTCGATATGATACGCCTCAATAGCAGCTTTACAAGCAACCATTTTCGACTCTCCATTATATGCATTTTTTTCCTTTAAATACAACTTCATTTCCCCAAGTCCTTTAACACCAGCAGAAAAGGCAGGCGCTTCACCAGGCAAAACAAGCCCCGAATATTCGACCAAATCAATACTCTGCTGATTCTTATAGATAGCATCCAAAGAATCCACATTCAACGCCAATAAACGCTCCCGTCCTGTATTGATTTCTTTGGCTATCACCTTGCCAAATCCAAAGTCAATCACATTTGTTTTTGACGTTTTTAAATCAATATCTTTAATGTCATACAGTTTTTTCACATCGTAGATCAACAACTTTAAATTCTCAGTAGAATATAAAGAACGATTGAAATACGCTGCCTGCGACGGATTATGCTCTTTATGCTTCATAAAGACTGATAACAATTCGTTAAAACGAACTTTTGGCGATAGCACCGCCAATAGCAATGCAATAATCTGTGACCTGACACTTGAACTCATAATTTTTTATTTTTTTGTTTGATTATTTTATAACTCAAATATTGCAATTGCATTTTACATTTTCTGTGACAAAAAAAAAGCTGCTCCAATTGGAGCAGCTTTTCTAAACTATATTCGAAACTTTTAGCTTCTCGATTCTTCCACCAAATACGTAGTAGCACCTTCCTCAAATACACGTAATGAAATTGTCGCATCTTCCAATGCAGTCCAATCCGTTCCGTCTTTCAATATTACCGTAGCTGCCGTTCCTGCACCTTTACTCAATATCGCTGGATCAGCTCCACCGCCACCAATTAATGAAACTAAGGCATTATGCTCCAAATCAATAGTTGCAACATCTAACGCTGCCGTAACTGCGAAAGAATCTAATTGATACTGTATCCCATTAGCCACCGTAAGATCCATACTTTCATCCGAAGCTGTTGGCGAACTCAAAACTAAGTTACCATAATAAAAACCCGGTACAAATTGACTTCCGACTTCCTGCGCAAACACAAGTGTATGCATACGTCCTGAATTATCAGAAGTGTAAGAAGGTTTTAATTTCATTGGCGAACATTCCGTTCCGTAAGCCCTCATAAAACCATCCACGCAATTACCTGCGATAATTTCTAAATCCTCACCAACTAAGTTTTGAAACAACTCATTTGCAGCCAAAGTATCCCCAGGAAACATCCCTTCGTATGTCTGCTTAATTGTAACCATATCTTCATCACCTTCCCCAGCAAAATTTTGTTTCTGCTTTGAAGGAACCATATAAATCGTAAACATCGATGCACCTGCATTCAATACAAAATCACCCAGCATTTTAACACCACGACTATCTCTTACAGGACGTTGTAAAACATCCTTTGACTTCACAAACGTTACGTTTGGCTTATTCGGTACTGCCGCTCCTGCGCCTGCACCTTCCTTTTTTACTATATTTTCTATAACAAACATTGTCTAGTTTTTTATTTGAAGCGCAGTAAA